GAAATTAACTTCATCAAACTAAACTTTATTGCTACAAGAAGTGGTGTGGCATTTAGTGAAGTGGCTGGGGCATAGGAGGTAGAAAATGGCTAATGTATCAGATTTTATTTCTAAACTAAAAGGCGGAGGTGCTAGAAACAATCAGTTTAAAGTTACCATGCCTTTTCCCGGTTATGCAGCTGTTGGTGGTGAGACGGAGAGTATGGCATTTTTATGTCAAGCAACTAACTTACCCCAAAGTGAAATTGGTGAATTAACTGTAAACTTCCGTGGTAGACCTATCTACATGGCAGGTGATAGAACATTCCAAACTTGGACTACAACTATCATTAATGATACTGATTTCTTAATCAGAAATGCTATTGAAAGATGGTCAAATGGTATAAACAACCATTCAGATAACGAAGGACTTGTAAATCCTGTTGACTATCAAGTGGACGCATTTGTCGATCACTTAGATAGAAACGGTAATACTATCAAGTCTTACACTTTTAGAGGTATGTTTCCAACTATAATAGGTCAGGTTGATCTATCATATGAACAGGCAACTACTTTAGAAACATTTGAATGTACTTGGAGATACCAATACTGGGAATCAAACACTACAACATAATGTTGAAAAGGGGCGTCCTTAGGGGCGCCCTAAATATAGTATAAGGAGAATAGTAGTGGCAGAAATATTCGGTTTCGAAATCAAGAGGAAAGACCTCAAACCTAATAGTCAACAGTTTACCGCACCTACAGCAGATGACGGTACACAGACTATCATGGGTGGTGGTCATTTTGGAACATATCTTGATATCGAAGGAAAAGTAAATAATGAATCAGATTTAATTAGACGATATAGAGAAATTGCTATGCACCCAGAGTGTGATATGGCGATTGAAGATATCATTAATGAATCTGTGGTTGTAGATGATAACCAAGAGGTTGTTCGTCTTAACTTAAATAAAGTTCCATTTTCCACAAGTTTAAAGAAAAGTATTTCAACAGAATTTAAAAATATACTTTCATTATTGGAGTTTGAACAAAAAGGTCACGACATCTTTCGTAGATGGTATGTAGATGGCAGAATAGTTTATCATAAATTAATAGATCCTAAAAATGTTAAAAATGGTATAACAGAGCTGCGTTATATTGACCCACGAAAAATTAAAAAGGTTAGAGCACCTAAACAAAAACCAGGTAATGAGTTTGCACCAAACGATCCAAAAAAACCGCAAGCCGTTGAATTTGATGAGTTTTTTATCTACAATGAAAAAGGTGTGCAACCTGCTGCAAGTGCGACAACTGGTCTTAAAATAGCAAAAGATTCAATTGCATTTTGTCCAAGTGGTCTTGTAGATCAACAAAAGAATTTAGTATTGTCGTATTTACATAAGGCAATCAAACCAGTTAATCAGCTGCGAATGATTGAAGATAGTGTTGTTATCTATCGTATATCAAGAGCACCTGAAAGAAGAATTTTTTACATTGATGTAGGTAATCTGCCAAAAGTAAAAGCAGAACAATATCTAAAAGATGTAATGAATAGATATCGAAACAAACTTGTATATGACGCAAGTACAGGTGAAATAAGAGATGATAGACAATATATGTCTATGCTTGAAGACTTCTGGCTACCTAGACGAGAAGGTGGTAGAGGTACAGAGATCACTACATTACCAGGTGGTTCTAATCTTGGTGAGATAGATGATATCAAATATTTTCAAAAGAAATTGTTTCAATCATTGAATGTACCATACAGCAGACTTGATAGTGAAGCGTCTGGTGGTTTACAACTTGGTCGTTCAACTGAAGTAAGTAGAGATGAAATTAAGTTTACTAAATTTGTTTCTAGATTAAGAAATAGATTCAATAGTTTATTTCACGACTTACTTAAAACACAACTTATTCTCAAAGGTATTATTACTATCGAGGATTGGGATAACACATTAAGTCAAACAATAAAATACGATTATGTAAGTGATGGTTATTTTGCAGAGATAAAAGAAAGTGAAATGTTTAAAGATCGCATGGAAATATATCGTAGTATGAAAGATAATGAAATGATTGGCAATGTTTACTCAAAAGAGTGGGCCATGAAAAATGTTCTTAAAATGACTGATGAAGAAATAGAAGAACTACAAAAACAAATTGAAAATGAAAAACAAAATGCACCTGATCAAGGTGATGATGACGAAGGAGGACAATTCGCATGAGTATAGAAAATACCAAAAGTATGATAGACGCTTTAGACGCTGGTGATACAGTATCAGCAGAAAAAGAATTTAAAGCAGCTCTGGCTGATAAAGTAGGCACAGAGTTAGATACAAAAAGAAAAGATTTAGCTGGTACGATTATGACAAAAGAACCAGAAGAAAACACAGATGGCGATAACACTCAATCAACTGAAATTGACGATTAGAGAAAAAGACGAACACAAGCGTTCTCTAAACTACAGGAGATTAGCGCCAAAAGTAAAGAAGGCTGTGGATGATGTATTTGGTATGATGGCAAAGACACCACAGAAAGTTTTAACAATGTTTCCAAAAACAATAAAAGATGTAAGTAAGAAACATAGAATACAACCAAAAGACTTAGAAGCTTATTTCGAAAAAGAAACAGGCCTAACCATATAAAGGAGAGTAAAAATGGCAATAGCAAACGCAAGAAATTTGGTCGATAGTGAAACTAGAACTGTAAGACAGTTTGAAATTCAAAACGATACAAATTCAGCAGTGGTGTGTGTTGACGCAAGTGCTTTAAGAGGGCATTCGTCTAACCCAACACTACACATAAAAAGTATTAAATGGAACACAACAGCAGTAAATTCAAATGTAAAGTTTTTGTTTGACGCAGGCACAGACGATCACGCAATCACAATACATGGTTCTGGTGAATATGGTTTTCATGGTAAACAACCGTTGATTACTAACCCAGAAAGTGCAGGTGTGACTGGTGATATACTTGTTACAAACAGTGGTGCTGTAACTGGTACCTTCATAATAGAAGTAACTAAATCAAAAGGTTATAACTTCTCAGGACAGACAAGATAATGGCTGATACTGTTACATCACAAACTATTACAGATGTCAGCGGTTCAAAAACCGTTATGAAATTTACAAACTTTTCTGACGGCACAGGAGAAAGTCTTGTAACAAAGGTAGACGCAAGCGCACTAAATCATGCGTCCTCATCTACTAAAATCGCAAGAGTAATTTATAGTATCAATACAACGGATCCTAAGGGGTCCGTTGAAATCTTATTTGACGGAACAACTAATGCGTCAGCATTATTTTTATCAGGTCAAGGTACGATAGATTTACAAACACCTGCGATACAAATAGCGAATAATGCTACATCACCAACTGGTGACATACTGTTCTCAACACACAATTTCGTTGCAAATGACAGTTATACTGTGATTTTAGAGGTTAGATAACATAAATAGAACTAAAGGGGAAAATACGCAACATGAAACTGATTAGAGAAGAAATAAACGAGGCACAATATATCGTTGAACAAGAAGACAACGGTAAAAAGTCTCATAAAATCAAGGGTATTTTCATGCAGGCAAACATTAAAAACCGAAATGGTCGTGTTTACCCTATGGAAGTATTAGAAAAAGAAGTTAATCGTTACAACAAAGAATTTATTGAGCGTAAAAGAGCATTTGGTGAGTTAGGTCATCCTGACGGACCGACTGTAAATCTAGAAAGAGTATCACATATTATTACTGAACTAAAGGGTGATGGTAAAGGTAATTACATTGGTGAAGCAAAGATTACTGATACACCATACGGAAAAATAGTGAAATCATTGATAGATGAAGGCGCACAATTAGGAGTTTCTTCTAGAGGCATGGGTTCTCTAGAGAATAAAGGCGGTACTAACTATGTAAAATCTGACTTTTACTTAGCAACAGCAGCCGATATAGTCGCAGATCCTTCTGCTCCACAGGCATTCGTCAACGGCGTAATGGAAGGTAAAGAGTGGGTATGGGACAACGGAATCATCAAAGAACAAGATGTTTCTGAAATTAAAGAACAAATTGAGCGTGAAACTAGAGAGCGTAAAGCTGTAGCAGAGGCTGTAGCTTTCGATAGATTCTTACAGAAACTAACAAAATAATAAATAGTTATACGCAAAAATTTGATATCAAATTAGGAGAGTAATTACAAATGGCTGAAGAAATCAAAAACGAAAATATCGTTTCTGAAGCTCCTGAGGGCGCAGTGGCTGAGGCAATGCATGACGCACCTAAAAAAGGTGCAGGTAAAGCAGACCCTATGCAAAAAGCAGGCGACTATGAGGATCTTGGTCCGGCAGTAACTTCTCCAACTGATAAAGTTGGACAAGATAAGTCTAAGGACAAAGTTAAAAAAGATTCCTCTGCTCC